ACCTCACGTCTGCCTTTCCTTTTGGAGGGGATTAGAGCGCTGAGGAAGTGGGGTGAGGCTCTTTGGGAGCGGCTGTCCGGGTGGTTCGCGCGAGTGAGTCACTGGGTTTCCACTGGTGGTGTCCCGATTTATTTGGACATAGCCAAGTTGGTTCAGCGCGCTTTGCGAGTGATCCCCACAGTGGAGAGGAAGTGGCATCAAGTGCAGTCCGCAGTTTTGGGTTTTGGATGGGTAAAGAAGTCGAGCGCGAAAGTGGTTGACATCTTGGCTCGCCACCCTTTGCTGGATAATGCAGTCCACATCCTTAGCCAATTCGTGCCCATTTTCCTGAAGGCCACTGCGGAGGAGTGCCTGAAGCGTGTCGCTTCCCCTGTGTTTCTCGTCATTTCTCTGGTGGAGATTGTGGCGGATGCTCTCGACGTGTTTTACGCTGAGCAGTTTGACCGGGAGGAGGTGATGTCGTTTATCCGAGATGCCATCATTCGCATTATTGCGCATGGTCTGTTGACGCTGGTGCCATTGCCAGTAGCGATTGTACTGCATACGGCAGTCAATTGTGTCCAGACCTGGCGTGAGAAGCGCGTGTTTTCTCAACTCCGTGAGGTCGTTCTCGAGGCCGCGCTCGATGACTTCATGGAGGAGCACGTAATGGAGCCGCTCATTTTCCACGCCATGGACGTGGAGTGGGTCCCGGCGACAGTGATGGTGAAGGAGGGAAACGGGATGGTCCCCGTTAAACAAAGACCGGAGTTGTTGGAGGCGGCGCGTCACCAACGGTTCCCCACCGGAAAGCTTCTGGCATTGAAGTGCAAGGCGGCAGAGTTGCTGGCAAGGCCCCGTAAGGACCTGCTCTCTGTTTGCGGCATTGTCAAGTGGCGGCTGGAAGCGCCCATACCAAAGCCCAACCGCGAGAACATTCGCATTGGATACGAGGTGGCGAAGGAGTACATCTTCTCGCATTTCCGCGCAGTAGAACCCATGTCGGTTGCAGACTTCCGCCAGTATATTATTGGACAGGAGTTTGGTTTGCAAAAGACAAAGTGGTACATGGAGCGTTTGGATTTGTTGGAAAAGGAGGTGAATCCTAAGGTCCCCGTCCAGCCGATTGTAGGGAAAGGAGACGAAGTTCTGCCTGTCCGTTCCGATTTGGGTGACGACGACACTGTGAAGACACGGCCGATTTTTCCGATCGATGCCGACCAGCTTGATTTCATGCGCTGGCTTCTGGTGTGGAAACACAATTTTGGAAGACCGTTCGAGATGCGCCGAGAAGGCCACTTGTTCACTTTCACCTACATGTTGGACTCACGTGCGGACTTGCTGGATACGTAGATCAATGAACGCTGTCACCAGGATGGCTTCCACATGTTGGCGCTAGGCGACGATAACATCATGATGTTCGT